CGATTTCCCAACCCCGGCGCGTCATCCCTCCCTCGGTCGATACGGTTTGCAATTGGCTCCGGTGGCTCACATTTGGATTCCACCGCAAGCGGATAGCGTGCGTGACCACCTGATCCAACTGCTTGTGGTTCATGCGCTCGCTGGGGGTCGCGTTTCTAATTTCGGCAAACAGGATGGTCCCCGTGCCCGCCGCGTTCACCGTGCGGATGGGCTGCCCGTAGGTATCCAGCGTGGTAGTGGCCCCCAGCAGCTCGAGCGCCACGCGCATGTTGCCGGGGTTCACCAGTAGCCCCCGTCCTGATACTGCACGATCAACCGGCGCACGGTCATCGGGATTTCAACAGGTGCCGCAGCCATCGCCACGCTCGCGCGATTGTCGTACATGTGGCTGCATTGCAGCAGGCACGCGTGTACCAGGGCGCGGGGGATGTTCGCGGCCGCCGCACCATAGCCCGCCGTGAATGCCACGGACACATCAAGCGCCCCCTCACCCAGCGTGCTGGGCCACGATTGCGAACCCTTCAGGATCACGCGCCCAATGCCGTTGACGCTGAACGCGTTGTAGGCGCTCGCGGAAAGCGTTTGGGTGGCCCCGGCTGCGTCGGTGTAGGTAATGCTGGAAACCGAAATGAATGGCGAACGCGGCAACACGATTTCGCCATCGGTGGGGAACGCCTCCAGCGAATAGGTGAACGAACGCGTGATCAGCGCCCGCCGCGTTTCGTTTTCGATCACCTGCGTGGCGGCGAGAACCATATCGGCTAGCGCCGTGTCATCTTGGGTATGGAAGATGCGCCCGAAAACTTTGAAATCGGCCACGCTGATGGCGGTGGTAACTGCGCCGGTGTCGTTCAGGTTCGTTCTCACGCCCAAACCCTCATGGGGATAGATGGTGCAGGGTTCAGGATTGGAAGCTCCGCGGCTTGGGCCTCGGTCAGTTCGCCAGCCACGCGCAAGTTCGCATGGAAGCGGCTATCAGTTTGGGTCTGTCCAGTCGCTGGGTCAGTCCATGTGACCGGGCCGATCCATCCGATGTCGATGCGCTGCCCGTCAAGTTCGTGGCACTCGCCATCAATGCGCTGGACATCAACGCCGATGGCCGCGAAAGCCTCAACCATCCGCGCTTCCGTGTTCGTGCGAAGGTAGTAGTCGGTCATGTGGTGAGGCTCTGAAGGGTTGCGGTTGGCAGGACGCTTGGCCAATACTTGATGGCCCGAATCGATCCATTCAGTAGCACCGTGGCATCAGTAATCGTGCTTCCATTGGTGGAAGTTCCACCCAACACCAAGTATGTGGGAGCGGTCGAAAACGCAATGCTTGAGGATGTAGCAACGGTGCCACCGTTCAGGGTCAGATTGACGGTGCTTCCGCTGAACGAAAATGCACCCTTGGTTCGCGCTCCGCTGGTGATGCTGTTGGATGTGGTCACCGAATTGGCGGCCCCGAAATCGGCCACCTTCAAGTTCCCAGCGGCGGCCGTTTGCTGGAGGTGCAGATGGCGCGCGGTTACATCGGAAGTAGAAAGCACGCTCCGAACCGTGCTGGTGATGCCACGCACGCCTCCAAACCAATCAGCGTAGAAGGTTCCGGTAGTGCCGCCGGTGAACCATGAGGAAAACCCGGTGCTGGCTGCAATGCAGGTATCAGCCGCTCGCGTCACTTGGCTTGCGCCAGTAGAGATGTACGAGGATGCGCCGGAGCCTGCTTCTAGTTGTGCGCCCCAAATGTACACGCCGCTGTTCAGAGTGCCAGCATATGAAGTTGTAGTACCGTCCGTGGACAATCGAAACTGCACATTCATGTTTGTAAGCGTTGGAGTTCGCATTGTGATGCGATACCAGCCATTCGGGTATGGCGTGATCGTTGCGATGCCCGCAGTTGATTCACTAACTACCGTACCGTTTCCGGACAAATTGAACATCGCATTCGCAGCACTTCCACCGTTGTCAAACAGTGATAGGTACTGACGCTCTACAGCCTTCGCAAACAGCGACACCGTATACACGCTAGATGTGAGGCTTGAATAGACAATTAGTGGGGCGTGTAAACCAGTCGCTGTTGTTTCCTGAATCTTGACTACGGTTGCGCTTGATCCACTTGGCGCAGTAGTCGTGACCGTACCTCTTGTCACATTTACTGCTGACCAGTTCCAGTTGATTGGAGCACCTGTTGTGTCAAACGACTCGCTCCAATAGATCAAGTTCGTTGCGCTGCCTTCGATCAGCAAACCGCGAGCGGTCAGCGTGGTCGGGTTGTAGTCGAAGCGTGGGACATTCGTTCCAGCGGTTGCCACTAACCCGCTTGAGTTGATGTAGGTGCTGGTGGTGCTGCTGCGCGTGAAGGTGAAGCGACTATCAAGCGTGTCACCCATTGCGGTGAAATCCAGCGACAGCGTGGAGCCATCGCCGCGCCGCAGCATGAACGGAACATAGGAATTCCCCTTCATCGCTTGCCCTGGCCTTTCTGCTTTGGTGCCTCGCTAGGCGCAGCAGGAACCGCGTGGACGCGTTCCGCGATGCCTGCCACGCACCATTGCTGCGCGGTATCCGGATCGACCGTAGCCACCTCGCCCGGCCCCCAAACGCCCTTGGCGCTGGCCACCGCTTTGAGGATTTGGATTTGAACCATGCTCATGGTGAGGAAATCCGGCGAGGGCCTTTCGGCCCCCGCCGGTGTGGGTGTCAGGCGAAGTATCAGGTGCTGGCGTTGAAAGCCTTGAACGCCAGGGCGGGGAGCGAGAGCTGGCAATCCATACGCATGTTTGCGATGTAGCCCGTTTCGTTTTCAGGGGCGTAGCGCTCGCGCAGCACCTTCAGTTCATAGTTACCCGTGGTGCCGAAGTAACAGTAATCCCAAGCGCCGATAATGCCGATCTTGGTAGCGGTGGTGCCGCTCGTCGGAAGCGCCGAAATGGCCGCGCTGGTGTACACGGGGATGCCCATGATGCGATCCGGCTCGGGGGCTGCACCGCTGCCGCCCTTGGTGTAGCCGTTCTCCCAGAAGTAGTTGGTGATGTTGGAAGTGCCACCAACGCCAGCCAGCTTGCGAAGGTAGCCCAAGGTCGAATCGTTCACGATGATCGCGCAGCTGGGGTGCTGGCGGTACTGGCGGGGCAGGCTGTAAATCCAGTCGATGACCTTATCCGCCGTGAATCCCGTGAAAGAGCCGGTGTTGCTGCTGGTGAGGGAAGCATCATTCAGCAGCGAAACAGGCGCGCCGGAAACATTGGAAGCGGCCAGCAGCGCCGTTTCCTCGGTCTGTGCGAACACGCGTGCCATCTGCTCGGTGACGATGGACGAAATCGACATGTTGCCGCCGCGGGCATCGGCATCGGCCACCAGTTCGTTCGACACGCGCAGAAGGGCCGAAAGGCGCTTCGGGGTAAGCGTGATCTTGGAGAAGGTGGGCGCAGCCTCGGTGGGGGCGGTGGACTCACCAACCCAGTACGCGGCACCCGTGGCGTTTTCGAAAGCCACTTCGCGGGCGAACGAACCCAGCGAGAGCTTGCGCGCCAGGTTGCGGACGCTCGTCATCGTCTGCAACTTGGCCACGAGCTGGTTGTCGAACTCGGTGGGCGGAATCACGGTGCCACCGCTGGCCTCGGTCAGCGCGCGAAGCTCCGCGGGTGCGGTGTGCTCGCCGTTGCGAAGGTAGTTGTGGAACGCGTCGCGGTACTCGTCGGTCTCGCGGCGCTCGCCAAGCTTCGCGGCGCGCTCGGCGCGCTGGGCGCTGCGAACCTCGGGGGCGGCGGGGATGTCGCTGAACACGGCCTGCTGGCCGTTATCCATCGCCATCACCTCTTCGTTGCGCTCACGCTGCTTCCGCAGGTTGGCGTACTGGGTCTTCAGCGCGCTGTACTTGGCCTCCATCTCGGGGGCCATGCCTTCGCCGCTGCTGTTGGCACCATCAACCATCGACTGCATTTCCTGATAGAGCGCACCCATCTTCTCGATGAGGGCCTTGTATGAACTGGGGACTGGCATACTCGGTTTCCTTCCTAGATTCCCGCCGCGTGTCGCTCGGGCCAACGCGGCCCGCAGGGACATTCGCGGCGGTGTGCGAATGCCCAAAGATTGAAACGCGCACTAGGCGCGGTTGACATTCAGAACAGCAAACTTGTTGGTAATCGATCCATCGCAACGGATCGAAGCCACGAAAATGGTTTCGTTCGTATCGGCCGCCGCTTCGCTGTACCGCGCGACGCTGAACGCGCCGAACGAATGTGCCAGCAGGTACTGGGCAGGGTTGAAGAAATGCACCAGCGTGTCACCGGCGGCCGGGGTGGTGGCGCTCAAGCGGTGGTAGACGGTGGGCAAGCCCTCAACCGTGGTGCCGTTGACCATCGTTCCGCGGAAGCTGGGGAACAGCACCGGGAAGAAACTCGGATCGAAAGATGCCACAAGGCGGCTGTTGATCACGGCCACGCTGTTGATCCACGATTCATACGGAAGCGGGGACAGGGCGCTATTGGTCGAACCCCACACCGCAGAAATCACATCTTTCATGGTGTTGGTGGTGGCCACGCCGGTGGATGCCGTGCGGCTGTAACCCTTGGCGCTGTTGAAGCTGCCCTGGCATTCGCTGGTGCCGTTGCCGATCAGGATTTGGCGGCCCACCTCGCCGATCAGCCCATCGACCAGCGCGCGGCGCAGGAACTCTTCCACATCCTGCGCGCCCTTCGAATCGTTCAGCAGTTCGTTAGAAACCTTCACCCACGCGGTTACCTTCTTCTGCGCGAAGGTGTAGTAGGTGCCGCTGGTGCCGGAGGTGCTGCCCTGCACAGGCTTGGCGAAGGTGGGGGAAGACTGGGTACCCAATGCGGACTCGGCCACATTGGTGTTCACCGTCGCATCCTCGGCGTAGATTGGCAGATTGAAAGCGGTGGGGGTTTCGATCTTCTGAACGCGCGACAGGATCGCGTCTTCTGCGATCTCCGTATCGATGTACTTCGACCAGGCGGTGGGGGCCAGCGCGGTGCCGCCGCTGCTGATGGTCAGCGCGCGCGCCTCCACATCGGTGAGCCCGCGCGCGCCGCGGCGCAGGAAGGTGCGGTAGATGTCGCTGTACTGTTCGGAGTCGCGCGTGATCTTGGTTTCGCCCATAGTTCAACCCTCAAAAAGCGAGGGGCGCATGGCGCACAGCCTCGCGGATTCGGTGAGAAATCGCGTGGTCAGTTGCGCCACGAGGGCGGAACGGAAACCGTTACAGGTGGCGGCGCATCACTAGGACGCGCGCGGCCGTATTCAGTTGCGCCCATTATCAGGGCGCGCAGGTGAATTGCAACCGATTACATCTCGGGTGGCAGGTAGTAACGCTTGCGCGCTGCGGGCTGCGCGTTGCGCGCCTCCACGCTGGTGGCAGGGTTCGCAGGGAAGGTAACCGCGCTGATTTCCACCAAGTTCGCGTCTGTGATGACGCGCAGCGGCTTCCCATCGGGTGCCTTTTCGTACCGCTCGCCGCGCACATGGAACCCGAAACTGCATTGGCTCACCACGCCGGAACGGATCAGGGAAACCGCGTCGCGGCTCACGGCCGTATCGGGCAAGGTGGCCTCAAAGCCAAGCCCGGTTTCATCGGTGAAGATTCGCAGGTTCCCAGCGCGCACGCGGGCCATCGGCTTGCTGGTGTCGTGGTTCCACAGTAGCGCCACATCCTCGGGGGACTCTAGCGCCGCATCGAATGCGGATCGGTCGATGCGCTCCCATGAATCGGGGCCCATAATGTACGGCTCCCATGTCACCGCATAACCACGAATCTTCAAATCTGTTGAAGGTTTGACGGTACCGCTAGCGCGTGTTTCGGTCATGGCTTTCCCTCCAGTAGTGGCGTTTGCATGATTTCATGCTCGAGCATTTCCAGCAGTTCGGTGGTGGCCACGCTCGGCAGCGGCTTCCACCCGTCAACCGTGTCCGACAGCGCCGCGATTTTCCCAACAGCGCCGCGCAAGTGGCGAGCGTGGCGCAGCAACGCCGCGTTCAGCACATCGGATGCCTTGCCCTCATCGCCCATGATGCGCCCAAGCCCGGTGATGGTGTCGCGCAGGTCACCCGCAATGCAATCGATGGGCGGTGCCCACTTATCCAGCTTCGCCTGGGTGCGCGTCTTCAACAGGTATTCGGAAACCCTGTTCAGGTGGCGGCCATACGCGTTTTCGATGGCGGGGCGCACCGCGTCCACCGCCGCGCGGATGGCGATCAACTTTTTCGCATTGTCTCCGGCCTCGTCTTCGGCCGGATCAACATCCACGCTCGCAGGCACTTCATCGGGTGCCAGGTCAACGCTCGCGGGCACTTCCTCGGCTGGCGCGGACACAGGCTCGGCCGGGGGCACGCCACCAGCGGCGGGCTCCGGCGCGGCCGTGTTGAGTGGCAGGCGGATGGACTCGCCGCCTGCAACCGCTGGCAAACCTTCCCGCGCGCGGCATTCGTTCGGGCTCATCAGCCCGGACATGATCGCCGTGTTGTAGGCGCTGAACCTCACCGCCATCTCTGCGCGCAGCATCGAATCAAATGAAATCCGTGTGCAGTATGGCGCGCCTCGCACGATCAGTTTGCGGCTGGCCTCTTGCTCAAGGCGCGTGGCCCAGCTTGAAAGGGTGTGCTTCACTAGGTGGGCATCACCGCTCTCGGCGCTTGCGTAGCTCTGCGCCTCGGTTGAACCGATGCGCGCCGCAGGCACGCCGAACGCCGCGGCAATCTGCTGGCGGCAGAACTCGCGGATGGCTGTCAGATCAGCATCCTTCATCGTGGATGCCATTGGTTCGTACTTCATCCCATCTTCCAGCACCGCCACGCGGCCCGCGTTGCGCGCGTTGTGGGCCTTCTGCCAGGCTTCGCGCAGCCGCTGCGATGCCTCGGGGGACAGTTTGCCGGGCAGGGATAGCGTGCCCGAAGGAACCGCATTGTTGGCCCAATACTTGGTAACGAACTCCTGCACGATCAGTTCCAGCCCGATGGTTTCGCGCATCAGGTGGATCGGGGCAATGCCCAGCAACC